CGCTTCCGATGTCTGCACCTCTTCCGTCTTCTCTTCTACCTTTTCCACCAGTCCGTTCTTTTTGGCATTGATTTCTTTGTATCTTTCTTCCGACATCTCCACAATTTCACCCGTGAACCGGATGTCGCCTGTGTATTTGTCTCTGAATTTCTGTTTTACTTTTACTTCCATGAGTTTTCCCCCTTTTTACACTACTGCCGTAGTAACAAGTTCTCTCGAGAACTCTTCCATCCACTTCTGTTTTACGGTATCGTCTTTCAGGTCGTCCACAACCGCTTCATATAGGCCTTCTCCGTGTTCATCCGGCATGACTGCGATCTCCAGTTCCAGCATAGCGATATCTTCTGAGTCATTATCCACTGATCTCGATAACGCCGTCTGGATTGTACAATTTGGATAGGCCTTGAATTTTTCATTGTCGTCTTCGTCCAGAATCTCCGCTGTTACGCACGCTACTGCGTGCAGTGAATTTGACCCGTAGGCGATTACTCCGTCTTTTAACTCTGCGCGGATCATTCCGTACAAGTCTGCCAGCATATCCTGTGGAGCATATGCAGAAATTTTCAGTGTTCCGTTACCCGTTCCTTTTGTCCTGGTCTTTAAGGTTTTTGAACCACAGGACTTCGTTCTGGTTTTACATTCCATTTCCTCTTCTAATTTTCCCACGCAATCCAGAACGTCTGCCTTTGTTGCAACTCCGATCCGGATTCCAAGCTTTTTAATTTCGACTTCCGTGAAGTCTGTTTCTCTGATTCCAGCCATTTTATGTTTCCTCCAATCGTTTTACCAATTTATCAATTACCCCGTTCACAATCTCATCCCCGGCTTTTTCAGCACCATGGAACATGAACTGCTGATTTCCTCGGTGATGTCTTGTATTTGATCCATCGTCCGGAAAGTACAGGTAATGATAGTTGCCTTTTGTGTATACCTTTACTGCAAGATTCTCTCCCTGTATCCGGAACGGATCGGTCTGTGAGGCTGCTGCTTTCTTTCCGTTCCATGTTCTGCCGGATACCGGCAAGATTGCCCGGATATACTCTTTTATCTTTTTCCCGCCCTCATTTGCCAAATAATCATTTATGATCTGCTCTGCAACAGATCTGTCGGAATATTTTTCGATCGTTTGTGCGACCTTATCAAATTCTTTTGTATCCAGGTAAAAATAACTCATCGGCTACACCTTTTTTCCGTTTTTCCAAATTCCATCGTGCAGATTTCTACAGTGCACTCTCCTGCTTTCTGCACATAATCGTATACCGTGTCGGTATCTGAGATTTTGAATCTAAGTGTTTTCATCTTTTCGATCACCTGTTTCTCCAAGTCTTCTGGGATATACTCTTCTTTCACAATCGCAACGAAATAACGCCTGGTTATTCCACCCTTGCTTTCTGACTTTCCCGTTCTCCTTTTTCCGAACACGATGCAGTCCCAGTTCTCGCGTCCTTGGAACCTTCCGGCACCATAATATACATCCGGTACGATCTCTTTTAAGGCTTCTTTAATTTTGTCTTTCAATTTTCCTTACCTCTTCCAGATAGAAATACAACTCACGGTTTTTCTTATCATGATCAACGTAGATAATCGCATAGATCACATTATTAATTACCACATTATAATCGCTATCTGGTGGTATAAGATCCGGGGTTGCTATCTTAGTTGTTAGATTTGCTCCGTGCTGTTCGGCAAATTCAATGTCTTGCTGTCTTTTTGACTTTTCTGTGAAACACAAAAAGCCTAGATACTCTAAATCATCTAGGCTTTTTACATTCTTTTCCACGTCTTTTTTGCGATAAATTTCGGCAACTCCATCCCCGTAATCATTCAAGATATTCCTCGCCATATTTCACCTCGTATTTATGTCTTGCTGTAATAATATCGCTTCTGTAATTCTTATCGAATTCACATGCTATCTTGTTCCACGCATACCAGCTATACTTTAGTAGCAGCATTCGGGCGAATCCCGGTTTCGTAAAATCCATCTGATCATCTTCATGCATTCCAAGTTTGTGCATCATTATTTCAATGGCATCTTCCGTTATATCCGTAATTTCCTTCTCTGTATCATCATTCGCCCAAGTTATCCGGCATTCTCTTTTTACTGCTGCTACAAGTTTTGCTTTTTCTTCTTCGCCCATAGCTTATGCCGTTACAACGGTATCCTCAGTTTTTACAGTTACATATGCCGGATCCAGTTTGCTAATGTCCAGGACAATCGCTACTGTGTTATCGTATGGGCGGCCATTTCCGTGAAGCTTAATCTTATATGTTCTCGCATCCTGAAGGAACTTGAATTCGTCCGAATATTCAATTTTTCCGTCTTTACTTTCACCAAGCCCGAAGAAATACTCTTCCGGCAGACACAGGATAGCCTGTCCGGT